AGGGTGGAAAGCCTGCACCTCTGTTTGTGTTGTCGTATTCGCTCATTAGAATTCTCCTGATTTAGTTGGGATTGGTTTGTGTTTGACTGGTGTTTTACTAGCCTCGTTGCCATCGTCATCTTCTGGTGCAATGCCAGCCATTTGCAATAGACCATAGCGTCGAGCATAAGTTATAGCTGAGCCTAGTCCTTGCATAGTTTGTTTCTCTATAACTAGATAGACTTTAGATTGGAAAGCCATACCAGTTACATGAGTAATGTTAGTACTGACATAGTCACCAAACTCATCACGACCTGATGGTTGTGTAACAGTAAAGCCATTGTCATTGAATGGTTTAAGACACGCATCGTACACATTGCCTAAGTCAGCATAGCTACTACGGAAATGTGGATTGGTTGAGTTCTTAATAGCTTTACCCATTGCTTGTTGTGCTTTGACATAGTCCTCAATAGCTACTTGCTTCTCACTTTTATTTGCCATCTTCAGTTCTCCTTTTGATTGTAAGTGCGCCACGTTTGTTGCGCTCTATGGTTAGTTGGTCATTATAAACTTCACGTTCATCTGATTTGACCAGTGATTTTAGTTCCTTCTTAGCTAGCTCAAAGTTTTTTGCGTGTTCTTGGTTCATCAAAAAATCTTTAGCTAACGAATTAAAATGATTGTCGGTTGAGGCATTACGTTTCTTCATGCCATCAAGCGGTATCTTATCTATGTTAACATCAGCCTCTTCAATATTTTCTGGTGGTATATCTTTAGTTACATATTCCCAGAATCGAACAACTCTTTCTACTAGTACATTACGATACTCTTCATCTGCTGAAACTATAGTAGCTTTGTACCCTGAGTTGCCGAAGATACAAGACAACACACATTCATTGATACCACTGATTGCCATGTAACACTGCATCTGTGCCATGTATCTTTCTACCTGTTTATCTATATTGGTAAACGCATTGGTGTGCTTGCACTCTACTATAGCCTCATGACTCTGTGAGTTAATAGCTAGTGCATCGAGCGTACCTTTGATTGGAACACCAAACCAGTCTGCTGTGTATGGTACTTGAGTTTCGTGTGGACTCCAGTCGGTGTTTAGTTCTAACCAATTTAGATTAAATGGTTCTGTAAATACACCTAGCTGCACTTGAATCAAATGACTTAAATCATCTGGTTGTTTTCTTTGAGTCTTGGTTAACCAAAGGTCATGCCAATCATTACTCATTATCTTGGCGCAGTCTGAACCGCCAATAAATCCATGTCTTATCATTGTACTCTCCTGTTTTTATTATACATTATTCGTGGATAGTATCAACCCTGTATTTTTCAAGGTCGTCGTTAGTAATGCTAGTATAAGAGAGGAGCTTATCTTTTAGGACACCCTCTCTTAGATAGCTATCTGATATTGGCTCACCATTTTTGATACGCTTCTCTGTAATTTTTAGTGGGTCTAATGAGAACTCACCTGTAGGATTAGGTGGTGTATCAACTGCTGATTTCTTAGCGGCATCGATGAAGGTCTTAATAGTAGGCCAAGTGCGCGCACCATGACTCGCTCTTATCTTACCTTCTATTCTTTCTAAGAGTGAAGATAGTTGTGTTGGTGTGACATGGCCTGCAATATTTGCGTTCACATCTTTGACAATCAGCATGAGTTCCTCACGAAGGGAATCATTATCCATCTTAGATGGGGCCTCATACCTACGGAGAAGCTTCTGTACCCACTGTCCGATAGTTTTTGTACGTTCGTCAAAGGTCATGTCATTTGTCCTGTGCTGTGAGCTGGTTTAGAGGGAAGCTAAGAATATTATCTAGCACTTGTGTATTGGTTTCTTCTTTGAGGTCATCGAAGTCATCTTCCCAACGCTCACCGTTTAGCCATGTAGATGCATGAGGTATGTATTTCTTGAGGGTGTTGTTGGATTTCATAGCATCAGCGAAAGCAAGCGCACCAGAAATTATATCGTACTTGTCTGCTGTCTTGCATGCTTTGAAGAAAGCATAACGTGCTGTCTTTTTCTGCACATGCTTGGGGTATACTTCCCAGAACCTAGTGAAGTCGAACTCACTAGGTGACAGTGTGTCACCCAAAGAGTTTAGTTCTTTATTGTTAGTATAATTAATAATCTTATTCTCTTTGTGTGACTGTGTGTCACTACTCTCATCTGTCATTGGTGTTCTCCAGTGGGCAAGTTAAGTCATAGAGAGTGGTGTTACCCTTACATCCACGCTCTCTTGTTAAGAATTTATTTTCTTCTAGGTAGTTAATAGCTCTAATAACAGTACGTCCTGATAGCCCTGTTCTCTTTGCTAATCCTTGGATGGAAGGATAGCATACACCACCTTCATCTACATATGAAGCAAGAATAATGTATACATATTTTGCATTGGCATTATTAACTTGCGCTTTGCAAATGTTTAATGTTAGTGTTGTAGCGTACATAGGTGTCTCATAACGTCCTATAAGTATTTGTTTTTGGCTCTCCTGCCACTGAACTATAGCCCCTGCTTTTAGGTATCAACTAAGGCAGGGGTTTTTTTATCCCCACTCAGGCATCATCCAATTGGATTCAGGTTTCTTAACATCACCCTCTGGCACATGCTCATACACTGCATACTTCTTACCACCATGTGTGTGTATGTGACTGAGTATATTCATGCCATCTTTTTTAAGCACATGAATTACAGCTGCTAATCTAAAGCAACCAAATTTATCTAGTGCTTCAATGGGTGTAAGTTTATTCCCTGCTTCTAGGTAGTTCTTAACTCTCACCCTCTGTGATTCTATTGTCATGGTATTCTCCTACTATTTCCTCAAACAATTCACCGTCCATAATCACAAGCGTCTGAGGTTTGCCTGCTTTACGTTTATAGAAGGCAATGTCTTTGCCCTCGAGTACTGTGAAGGGGCTAGGAAAGTTAGACTTATCCCTGTATTTTACTTCACCTACTAGTTTTCGTCCCACCATTGCGAGGTGGATGTCACCTGACCACTCACCTCCGAGCGCACCTGAGAGGGGGACGCGGTAGTTTTTGATGCCGATTTTTTCGAGCCATTTGCAGAACCATTTCTCATGGTAAGTTCCCTTTGACTTATTCTTGTTTGCCATGTCTCCCTTTCGTAACAATCTAAACAGATGATGTAATGTTTCGTTGGCTTATAGCTGTGTAGTATAGCAACAAACCATTCTGTTTTAGTATAGCAAGCATCGCACGTACCTGTGCCTGATTCCATCTTACCTTTTAGTGACTTCGATTTTGCAACCAAGTGCATCAACCCAACACGACAGCATGAACCCACTTGGTATACGCTTGTGTTGCTCCCATTTGTGTACCAAAGAATTACCTATGCCAATGATGTCGGCTAAATCTTCTTGGCTAAGTTTCTTTTCATGCCTGTATATTACAAGCTGTTCAACCATTGCTTTGTATTCATTGTTCATTTTTAATTTTACATTGAGAGTTAATCTTCTTGGGTTCAGCTAATCCAGTAGCCCAGTTCTTAGCTAATCTATCTAGGGTTCTACCTACTTGCTTAGCTGTTGCTAGTCTTATGTCTTGCTTACGCACAGCTCTATAGTATGTAGATGTTGGCAGACCAGCACGCTTAAACACCTTGTGCATAGGCAGGTCAACCCACCTATGCTTCTCCATTATCTGTTCCCAATAACTAATCATGATTCTGTTGTAGCACACACGCAGTTGATTGGTCAATACTAGTCATCAATAAATCTAAATTTATGTATCAGCGTGCAATAACCTACAATATCTTTGAGACTATCTTCAGTCCAGTTGTGGTGACAGCGTGCTATCTTAACCATTATCATCATCATTGCTACATCTTCTTTAGTAAAGTGATAGCCTCTATTCCAATCAGTCCACATTTTAGCGATGTCATTGAAGTTATCAGCTGCGTCACCATACTCTTCGTGTCTATCACTATACACAATACTGTGTGCTTCCTGTAAAAACTCACGTGACTGTTCAGCTTTATTATTTTGCACAGCATCTACTAACGATATAGTTTCTTTCTCTTTCATTTGTCGTATGCTTAATTCTTCTAAGCCACTTGCTAATTTATCTAGCTCATTCATTGGATTACTCATGTCCATCTCCATTACATTTAAGGCATAGGTCTTCTTTGTGTGTAAAATAAACCTTTGGGTTGCTTGACATCCCTGCTACTCCGTAGTCAGAGGACGTTGGGTTGTATGATGGACTAGCATAGCAGTTGTCTACTATACCAGTGCCATCACATTCATTACATTTAATTATGCTCATAACTTTCTACCTAATGTGTGCCAGTATTCAGTGTCCATTGCTTTAGCAATCATAGCTTCCCTTTCTACTGAGGTATTGTGTGGACTCTTAGACAGACG